GACCAGCTGCGTGATCGGCTCTGGTTGCCCTTCCGAGAACCTACCATGTTCTAAAACTGTACCAGGGGTCTCGGGACCTGGGCCTATAACCATACACTCTAGGACGATACGATCGGCGTCCTAGGGTGTTACATAAGTGGGCTTATGCCGGGCATAGCGGACATTAAGCCATGGAGGGCTTGCGGTCTTACCCACTACTCAACAAGTACAACCGATTCTTTCTCGGGTTGTGTATGGTACTTCCGCCCACCTGTTACATCCTTTCACAGATACCAGTTACCTGTGGTTGCGTGCCGATCCTCCTCTCAAGAAGTCACTATTTAATAACTTTAAAATGTTCTTTGGTTTTCTAGGTATTCAGCACCATGTTCCTATGTTGATTGATAAATCTTCAGCGAAATCGATGATCGGGCCGGATGCCAATGCCGGACTTTACCTTGTGGACAAAGCTCGCCTCGACACGGCCGTTTTCCGGGCGGTGAAAGAATCCCGCTGGGCTTCTACGCTTGCTAAGTTCAGAGACATCCCAACGATCAAAGGCAAGTCAGAGGTTATCAATCATCCTAAGACCACTGACCAGAATCTTACTAGTGTGCTATCCCTGACTATTTCTTTAATTAATAGTCAGAACCTTGATGAGGGTCCTCAGCTCGTAGCCGCTGTCTCCTCCTTCATGGACTATGTCATGACCGCCGTCGTCCTTGATCCGGTTTCTACCATCAAAGAGCTTAAGGATACATACAGTTTCTACATAGGCCTAATGCGAGGCGCTCGGATTCCTTCGTCAGGCGATTACACTTACAGTTACCTAACTAAGTCATCTTATACAAAGACCCAAGCAGCGCTGGCTCCGTTACTAGCCCTATCGCACCGTTTATACGGCTCGGTGGGTGTGGACGGAGGTGAGTTCTTCTGCAAAATCATAGTCCTTCTGTTACAGACTTACCGGGTTATATCAGTTACGACAGCTCTTAACACGGACTCCATCACTAAGCCGTCTACGGCGACCTATAAGCCGGATGACCTACACAAGGAGATGGAGACCGCAATGTCCTTCCTACCATTCGATACCGACGACTTCCAAGAGCATCTTAACTCCGCAGTCCGACAGCACAGCTACAAGGTTTCAGAGAAAGGAGGCCCAAATGGTCCGGCTACTCGTTCTGCAACTGCAGATGCTAGAGCGTTGGTGAAGGACACTAAGACCTTCGAAGCCTTCTGTACTCTGGGTGAGGAGATCGGGATGTCTAAGGTCGTCGGTAACGCCGTGGTCATGTCTCAGACCGAGACCTCGATGGGGTCGTCTCGACTCGGTAATCCGGTCAATGGTCGGATACATGCCATAGCCGAACTAGGCGGAAAGACTCGTTTAGTCGCTATCCTTGATTACTATACTCAAAGTGTGCTCTCGCCTATCCACACCGCCATTGGGGCTTGCCTAAAGCTAATCCCTATGGATGGTGTCTATAACCAAGGTAAGGCCTCTAAGCAGGTACACTCTTGGACTTTAGACAATTCAAGACAGTTATACTCGTTTGACTTAACAGCGGCGACTGATAGACTACCAATTGGGATTCAACAATTCATCATGAGCAAGCTACTAGGTTCAGACTCTGCGGCGGCCGCTTGGGCTGACCTACTTGTCGGTAGAGGTTATGCTTCGCCGGACGGTAAGGTCATCAAGTACGCTGTTGGTCAACCTATGGGAGCCTTGTCCTCATTCGCCATATTTGATCTTACTCATCACATCTTAGTTCAGGTCGCCGCGACGAAGGCGAAGTTCGCTCTCCCATTCTTGGACTACGTGATCATCGGAGACGATGTCTGTATTGCCAATAAGGATGTCGCGGACCAGTATCTCATCCTGATGAACTCACTGGGTGTCGACATTAACCTGTCTAAATCGGTGGTGCACGCGGATGATCTGGCACCGGCAGGCGAAATCGCCAAACGGCTCTTCATCTCAGGAGTCGAGTTATCTGCAATCCCTGTCAAGTTATTCGCTAAGCTACCGCGTTTCGGTAAGCTAGCCGTGACGGTGCAGGAGTTCCTTCTGGGTCGTGGGGCTGTCAAAGCGGACCGTTCGTTCGTCAACTTCATCGCTGGTGCTATCGATACCGAGTCTCTTCTGACGCTGCTTAAACTAAATGCGGCTCCAGGAGACGTTGTAGGCCTACTCAATACGGTCGGCGCAATTAGCGACCCTCTCTTCATTGCCAACTGGAGTCCTAATGTTACTCTGACTGAGTCGGATGTTATGGACGCATACACGTTCACTCTTATCTCAGAGCAACTTAAACGACTCGAGGCTCTAGTACGTCAAACTAGTATGGTTGAGGAGTTAGTCACTAAGAACGTCATGGACCCAGATGACCTTGCTAAGGTGGCCTCGGAAGGTTCAGACATCCTCTCTACGATGCTGGCGAAGCTAGCTAAGGGAGGGTCTATGGACCGTCGCCATCCGATGCAGAGTGCGGCCTTTGACGAAGCTCGTCGTGTCGGTCGTATCCTTTCTTCACTTCGTTCGGGTACGTTGTCTCTAGCGCGAGTTGCTAAGCTGGGTCTACTAGACTCACTAAGAAACTCGATCTGGACCAATGTGATCGATACAGAGGAGGAGCGATCTCAGGTTACTTACTCGGTTTTCTTATCGGCCCTTAACAACCTTGACCGAATCACTTCACTTCCGGCTACTGACGGTAAAGGGAAAGTGATCCCTCGTACTCTTGAGTTTACTATCCCGATCCTGGCTCTATCTCGCTCTTTCTCGGTGTATTGGAAGCTCGGAGGCGGTGTCCATGTTAACATGGTCCGATCTCGAGTCAGCTCCGATGCGAAGGAGAACGCTGCGAAGGTGGACTCTCTACTTCTCGGTCTGACCGTTCTTAAAGGGCATCCTGCCCGTGGGTCTAGTTCTGCCCAAGCTAAGGCGTCTCCGGGTGCAACCTTACGCAAATAAGGCCCTGGAGATACCGCTCTCGTTGACTTACATGCGCCGACGAGGCCACGCTGCTTGATGGGATGAACTCCTGATAGCACTTGAAGCGAAGTCAACAAACTCTGCTCAGTTCGTATCAACCCGGGCCCCAGGCCCCCCCCGAAACTTCTCAACAGTCTCTTAGAGAGACAGGCTCTTAAGTGTCGGAGTCTTGATTAACGCAATCCTCAGCCAATTCCTTGAGTAGTAGGACCTCTACGACTGACGAAGTCAAAGAGCGCGGCGCATAACCGCGGC